GCTTGAGTATAAGAACTCGCACGAAGTACAGAAGCTACTGCGTGACTTTAAGACGGGCGTTGTCTCCTGGTGGTGCAGAGCCAGCGGGGTGCAGATCGACAATAGAACGCTGCTACGGAAACTAAAGGAAAACGACTATGTTCTGCCTACTTGATCTTGCTGGAGTTGTTTGGGTAATCGGTTGGTTTGTGCTTTACAGTTCGCTGACTTTATCGGCAATCTACTGTGCGTTGTACATCATCTTCAAGCTGATTGATTACATAAGAAAGGAATTGGACCTATGAAAAAGAAAGACAGAAAGATAACTCTGGTAAAAACATTAGAACAAAAAGCCGTAAGGGTAATGCTCGATGTTGACGATGATCTTTACGAGGCGTTGGCAAAGGCTGGCCGTCAGCACTTGGCTAAAGATAAGATGGCCTGCTTTGAGTACGCGCTGAACAAGGCGTTGCTTGAACTATGCCAGGAACTCAAATGAGCGAGTTTAAGCAGAAGGTATTAACCGCAGCCGTAGATCGCTATGTCCTAACCAAGACGCAGTGCGAGATGCTGCGCCAGGATGCGGAAGTGATCGGGATGAAGCGTGCGACTGTGATGAAGAAGGATGGAACGACTAGGAGATCGTTTGCGCGTAGCTGTTCGTCCTGCTGGGTTCCGATGGCTCCGCACTACAAGTGGCTTTACTCAATCGTAAACGAATTGACTATGGCCGTAAACGCCGAGCATTACCGATTTGACATTACAGGCGTGCAGCAGTTACAGATACTAAAATACAATCCACTCCAGCAGTTTTGGTGGCACTACGATACGTTTACTGGATCAGATCGCAAGATGACGATGGTAGTCAATCTATCCGATCCTTCCGAGTATCTTGGTGGCGGGTTGCAAGTTAAGGCTGACTTGGTCGGCGGAAGGTTTATTCGGGATCAAGGCGCGGGTTGCTGGTTTCCATCCTACATCGAGCATAGAGCGCGTGCGCCTATCTGGGGTACACGCTGGGTGTTGGTGGCTTGGTTTACAGGACCAGCTTGGAAATGACGCACGTTGCTAATCTGCCTCGCCACTTGTACGTCAAGTGCGATATGGAGTTTGTGTCTGACGGCCAGAAGCAAGGCATAGAGGACGTTGTGTGGTTTGGACTGACCGCCATACCTGGACGAGCTTGGGGATGTACAGTTATGCTCAAGTGCGGTGCGTTGTACCGAGGCTTGCCACTACACGCTCTGGCTCATGGCGAGATTGCAATTATGGATTGGGACATTAACGATGCTCAACGCTGGGATTGTTTTGGCTGGAACTTCACAACGATTGAGTACGACTATCTGATGGGGTTGTCCTGCAAAGTATGGATTGCAAACAGAAAGACTTGGGAGGTTGGTCGCTACCTATTCACAGCCGAGCCTTATGGCGATGGATTCTCGATGGACCCAAGCCAAACCAAGTCACACCATTTCATCGCACTTAATAATGGACGAATCACGGCTGTTCCAGGTAACAATGTGCTTTGGCGCGAATCAAGCTTCACCACTCAATCCGAAAAACCTAAATGGTTGCGGACGCAATCGCAGGTTTGGAATGGGGAAGAAGCCACATGGGACGATGTGGTTGGTGAAGAGACAGCATAGGAGGTCACAATGCCACTAGGTAAAGACGTATCGAAGAATATGAGTGAGTTGGCTAGGGATAATCGCAGGAAGGGTAGCGAGCGTGGAGCAGGCGGTAAGCCGCGCTCACGCGAGCAGATGATTGCCATTGCGCTATCTGCAGCAGGCAAGAGTAAGCCTCGTAAGTTTCGGATGCGATCTGGTTCGTAATGCAAGTCGAGGCTAAAGATCGCCTCAAGTGGGCGCGCGAGATCCTTTCAATTGCACGCAATAAGCTTGTAGTTGAGAGGGATCGCGCGACTCACGGACACGCGATAGATATGATCCAGATCATAACGATGGTGGATGCAGCGAGCTTGGTGTGCAAAGAGGTAGCGGGGGATGAATGAAAAAACACACCTCGACTTATTTAGTGGGATCGGAGGATTTGCCTTGGCAGCAAAGTGGAATGGATATAGAACCGTTGGCTTCTGTGACAACGAACCCTACGCACAAGCAGTCCTCAAAAAGCATTGGCCAGAAGTACCGTGCCACAAAGACATCCGCGAAGTACGAGGCGAGCTATACGCAGGAGTCACTCTTCTCACGGGCGGATTCCCATGCCAACCATTCTCAGTCGCGGGGAAGCAACGAGGCAAGGATGATAACCGTTACCTCTGGCCTGAAATGTTGCGAGTTATACAAGAAGCAAAGCCCGCTTGGATCATTGGTGAGAATGTTGCTGGGATCGTCAACTTGGCACTCGACCAGGTGTGTGCTGATCTGGAAGGTCAGGGTTACGAAGTCGAACCGATCATTGTTCCAGCTTGCGCCGTTGACGCGCCACACAGAAGAGACAGGGTTTGGATTGTGGGCCACTCCAAACTCGATGGACTCACTGCCTCCAAGACAAGCGGAGGATTGCTCGACCAATCAGAAGAACAGAGAGGGAAGGTCGAGGAGTGGGAATCTTCGGGAGCAAGTTGTACATCCTCAGATGTGGCCGACACCATCAGCTTGTCCAAGAGGAGCGCACACGGGAGCAAGGAGTGGTGCTGTGTCCGAGGACGGAAAGACGAGGACATCGGCCAACGGAACGAGATGGGGGGCAACTCTTCAGACAGCAGTGAGAATGTGGCCGACTCCATCAGCGAACGAGGATGCGGCGGAAACTCCGAACGGGAATATGCAGAAGATGCTGGGCAATCATCCAGAGATTCGCGGGACAACTCCAGAGGAGTGGCAACGTGGCTCGCTGAACCCAACGTGGGTCGAGTGGCTAATGGGATACCCAATAGGTCACACCGACTTAAAGGATTGGGCAACGCCATCGTCCCGCAAGTCGCGTCAGAAATCATCAGATGTATCAACAAAATAATGGAGGATAACAAATGAAACTATGGACAAATAACACCAACTCAATCCACAAAGTCGATGACAATATGCTCTACCCGCGCAATACCTATGTGTTGCCCGATGAGCTAACTGGACCAACCTGGGACGATTCAATCCCTTGCCCACACAAGATCAAACCCTACTACAAAGGACGCGCTGCTGGTGGGGCAACAGCCGTTTACCGCGCTGGTGCAATCGGTGACGCGATCATCGCTACTGCCTTCGTTAACTACTTGGTGCAAGAGTCTGGTGGGGTTGTAGAAGTTTACGCACCTGCTCGCAACCTGCCTCTCTACGCTGGGCTTGGTGCAAAGCTGTGGCCGTTGCCTGCTTCGCTGGAAGCTTGGGATTCTTTTGATGCGCACGTTCCAACCGATGATCTGTTCAGCGGACAGGTAGGCAACACCAAGCTAGGCACTGGGCCTGGTAACTGCTACCAGAGGATCTACGAGTGGATGGGTGTATGGGATGAGAAGACTATGGCTAAGTACTGTAAGCCAGTTCTACATCTCATCGAGCCAGACCACGAAGAGTTGAAGGCGATGGGTAAGTGGCCGTTGCCAGACCCTTTCTTTGCTTACCACGTTTCGTCCAGCGGTCCGACCCGTACCTACCCACCAACGATGGGGCAGGAGGCGGTGCTGGCGTTGCTTGAGGCTTACCCGAAACATCACGCTGTTATCATTGGGCTGGATAACTCAAACAACTTTAAGGTGGATCATCCGCGAGTGATTGACTTATTTAACTGCACCAAGGCTGTGCGCTCGCTGTTCCCGATTATCAGTGGGGCTGACTTTGTTGTTGCGCCCGATAGCAGTGTCAACCACATGGCTGCTGGGTTGGATACGCCGTGTGTGTCGCTGTGGGGAAGCTACGATCCCGCCGACCGCATGACTTACTATCCTAAGAACGTATCGGTGTTCAAGCCCGATACCTGCCCACACGCACCTTGCCGACCGCACGCTGGTTTGCCACAAGCTAAGTGTAAGGATGCGACCAACAAAACTCCCAAGACGCAATACTGGTGCAATGCCCTGCGGAATATTACAGCGCAGGATATTGTCGAGGCCAGCAAGAAGGCGATGGAGTTGGAGGAGAAGAAATGAACAAAGTAAAGTTTCGTTGGGGCGAGGAGACCTACACCCTTTGCGTAGCCCAAGACGATTGCTGGCTTGAGGACGGACCTTCCGACATCTCCGACAGAATGTTAAAAGGAATGGACGAGCTTGCGATGGAGAATGGAATGCTGCCGCCTAAAGGTTTGTGTGCCGAATGCTGGAAAGGAACTTATGAGGCAATAGTTGAGGACTACCACATAGGAGGGGAAACTATTAAAGACCTCGACCTAGAAAGATGCCCTAGGTGCAGACACACCATTTTGCCCTGGCAATCGGTGGAGAGAGTTGACAAGGTATTGGAGGCGTTGAAGAAGCCAGTTGAGCTATGCCCTACTTGTCGCAAGTCAAACACGATTCAGTTTACTGGCGATCTCAAGATGGATTCTGTTTGCAAGCTGAACGGCGAGCCTTTCACCGCACCGAACATAACCAGAACACAATGCCCTGAGTGTAAGGATGAGTTCTTTACTATGTCCGAATGCAAAAAGATTGACGCTGCTATTAAGGCAGAGCAGAAGAGGCAGGGATTGAAATGAGTTTTGAGAAAGGCAACAGCAAGGATGGCAAGCATTACTGGCTTACTCCTCCAGAACTTTACAGACAACTCAACAATGAGTTTGCATTTACATTTGATCCTTGCCCATATCCAAAGCCAGATAACTTTGATGGTCTTGACGCTGAGTGGGGAGAGTCAAATTATGTGAATCCTCCATTTGGTGTTGTCCTTCACAAAGGAAAGAAAAAGGGTGCTACTGCTTGGGCTAGGAAATGTATTGAGGAGAGCAAGAAGGGGAAGAAAGTTGTTATGGTATATCCAATTGATAAGTGGGTTTTGATGTTGCTTGAAGCTGGTGCAAAGGTTAGGAATTTGAGGGATGTTAAATGGATTGCAACCGAGGACGGATCTGTTGGTCCTGGCACTGGAAGGCATATCGCTTGCTTTATTCTTGATGGAGAAAAACAAAAAGGAAGTTACAGAATTTAGTATAACTAACTGGCGTTGTGGTATGCAAGGAGATCTTGCATCGGGCGTTTCCTCAGTGTGTCTACCCCTTGAATCAGAGCCAGTTTGAATTTTATGACCCCCGCACAACGGAAAGCTGAAGAGATTGTAGGCCAAGTGGATTGGCAGTCCGAGAACCACGGGCTGTGCAAGTGTCCAGGTGAGGCTGCGCATACCAGCCACACTCGCATCAGAGATACAACGGTGTTTGTAGATGGCGCGCCGACTATCTTCTGCTGGCATACTTCATGCACGCCGTATCGTGATGAGGCTAACCGCAAGCTGCGCCGAGCCATATCCAGCGATGTGCTTTATAAGCCAGTAAACATTATGTCGGGTGGCACAGCCGTAGCGAAGTTGGTCATCAAGAAAGACCCGCACTCCGAGGTGCTTGATAGGATTAAGACTGTTGCCGAGTCAAACAAGCAACGCTACCTAACGCACTACAATTGGGAGACGGCTGATATGTTTGAGGAAAGTCCGACAAAGCTGGACGATCCAGCGCAGGACTATCAGTTGTTCCTGTCGCTGTTCAACGCTGTCGATAACATCTGGATAGGTAACGTGACGGATAGCGGGAAGCATCCACAGAACTTCCGCACAGCTTACGACTGGAAGAAGCTGGATGAGCCGATTGGGCAGTACACGACTGGCGCGACCTACAAGCAAGGTACAGTCAGTAGGTCCAACGATACGGTTGAGGATAGGATCTTCTTGGTTGTCGAGTCGGATGTACTCAGCAAGCCACAGATGGGCGCGGTGTTCCAACTGATGCGCGATTTGTTCAGCATGAAACTACACGCTGTTGTGGATACTGGCGGAAAGAGCTTGCATGGTTGGTTTGAGATGCCACCAAAGAACGAATGGGTGGAACAGTTAAAAGCTTTTCTTATTCCGTTAGGGTGCGACCCTGCAACATTCAAACCCAGTCAACCCGTTAGGATTCCTGGGGCAAAAAGAAACGACAAGATGCAAAGCCTATTATGGTTTTGTAAAGGAGGAAAATGATTGAACCAGCCGTAGCACTTGGTATCAAACCGAAGACGGACGAGTGGCCGCCGATCAAATCTTATGCACAACTTATTAAGGAAGATTTACCCGCACCAGAGACACTAATTGAGGGAATGTTGCACCGAGGCGGGAAGATGTTGTTGGGTGGAGGAAGCAAGGCGTTTAAGAGTTGGAGTCTAATCGACTTAGCCCTTTCGTTACACGCTGGTGTGCCGTGGTGGGGTCAGCAGTGCAAGATGTCGCGGGTGTTGTTTATCAATTTCGAGATCCAAGAGTGGTCGTTCCGCAATCGTTTAGCTGATGTTATCAAAGCCAAAGGTTTAGAAGACAAGGCCGATGACTTTGATGTCTGGACGCTCCGAGGTCACGCTGCTGACTTAACTCTCATCCGTCCTATGATCGAGAAGCAGATTGAAGGCAAGGGCTATCAAGCGATCATCCTTGACCCAAACTATATGCTGATGGGTGAGAGAGATGAGAACAGCGCGGGTGATATGTCATCACTGATGAATGAATTTGAGTACCTAGCAACACGCCACAATCTGTCAATCATCCTATCACATCACTTCTCCAAGGGCAACAAGTCGGGTGCAGAGTCGATTGACCGCTTCAGTGGGTCGGGCGTGTTCGCCCGTAATCCAGATACGTTGGTCGTTCTGACTGCCCACGAGGAGGATGAG